ACGTCGCAGAGGATATAGGCATTTTTCTATTAATAGGCCAGATAAAGCTCTAACTAAATTATCAGTAACAGAAAGAGAAATTGGTGGAATACCAAATTCAAGTGAAGATATAAAACAAGCTCATGCTGCAGCTATTGAAACTTATATTGAAACTTTTGTTGGTAATTTAGGAGAAACCTATGGAGATTTATATTTCCAAAGAACTTTAGAGGATTGGGCAAGATTTAATATAAACAATAGAACATCACATGATGCATCTATTAGTTCTGGGTTAGCCTTGATGGCGTGTAATCAGCATAGATACAGACCTCATGCTAAAATTGAAAAACAAGAAGTTCTTTTAAATTTTGCAAAATATGATAATAGTACGGGTAAAAATTTATCAAAATTAATAAAATAAATGATAACAACTAATTATAACAGTAGCTTTCCAAGTCAGGTAGTACCAGATGAAGAAAAGGCGTCGTTGGAATATGGAACATTGGTAGGGCGAGCTATTGAAAATGAATGGTTTAGAAATACACGAGGTGGGGGAGATAGATTTATTGTTAATTTTAATCAATTTCATACTCGTAGATTGTATGCAAGAGGAGAGCAACCTATCCAAAAATATAAAGATGAACTAGCTATTAATGGTGATTTATCTTATCTTAATTTAGATTGGAAACCAGTACCTATTATATCTAAATTTGTAGATATAGTAGTTAATGGAATGTCCCAAAGAAATTATGAAATAAAGTCTTATGCTCAAGATCCTGAGTCTCAAAAGAAAAGAACTACTTATGCAGAAACTCTTTTAAGAGATATGAATGCAAGGAGTTTTATTGAAATGATACAAAAAGATACTGGTGTAAATATGTTTCAAACTGCAAATCCAGAGCAATTACCAGAAAATAAAGAAGAATTAAGTTTACATATGCAGCTTAGTTATAAGCAAAGTATTGAAATAGCAGAAGAAGAGGCTATTACAAATGTATTAGCTAATAATAAATATCATGAAACAAAAAGAAGATTACTATATGATCTTGTTGTTTTAGGTATTGCTTGTTCTAAAACTAACTATAATACTTCTAATGGAATTACAGTTGACTATGTAGATCCTGCTAATTTAGTATATTCTTGTACAGAGGATCCAAATTTTGAAGATATATATTATGTAGGCGAAGTTAAATCAGTAAGTATTGCGGAATTAGCTAAACAATTCCCACATTTAACTGTAGAGGAAATGGATAAAATCCAAAAGTTTCCTGGTACACAAAATTATTTAAGAAATTGGAATGAAGATCCAGATATTATTCAATTATTATATTTTGAATATAAAACTTATTCAGAACAAGTTTGGAAAATTAAACAGACTGATCAAGGATTACAAAAATCTCTTAAAAAAACAGATTTCTTTGATCCGCCTCCAAGTGATAAATTTGATAAAGTAAGCAGAAAAATTGAAGTATTATATTCAGGAGTTAAAGTCTTAGGTATTGAGAATATGCTAGAATGGAAAATGGCAGAAAATATGACTCGACCTGCAGCTGATACTACTAAATGTAGAATGAATTATGTTATTACAGCTCCAAGAATTTATAGAGGTAGGGTAGAATCGGTAGTAAGTAAATGTACTGGGTTTGCGGATATGATCCAATTAACGCATTTAAAACTTCAACAAGTAATATCTCGTATGGTACCTGATGGAGTATTTGTGGATGTAGATGGATTATCAGAAGTAGACTTAGGAAATGGAACAAACTATAATCCACAGGAAGCATTAAATATGTATTTCCAAACTGGTAGTATTGTAGGTAGATCACAAACACAAGATGGAGATCCAAATAGAGGAATGGTTCCAATTCAAGAATTACAAACCTCAGCATCGCAGGCTAAAATTTCTTCTTTAATTAGTACTTATCAATATTATTTACAAATGATAAGAGATGTAACCGGATTAAATGAAGCACGGGATGCTAGTAACCCAGATCAATATGCATTAGTTGGTTTACAAAAATTAGCAGCTGCAGCCTCAAATGTAGCTACACGTCATATATTACAATCAATGTTATATATGAGTGTAAGAATAGCTGAAAATATTTCTTTACGTATTGCTGATGTATTAGATTATGCTTTAACTGCAGAATCTTTAACTAATGCAATAAGTAGATTTAATACTGGTTCATTAGAAGAAATGAAAAATCTTAATTTATTTGATTTTGGTATTTATTTAGAATTAGAACCAGATGAAGAAGAAAAAGCTGTATTAGAGACTAATATACAAATGGGACTTCAACAACAAAGCATAGATATAGAAGACGCAATTGATATTAGACAAGTTAAGAATTTAAAGTTAGCAAATCAATTACTTAAATTAAAACGTAAACAAAAGCAAGCAAAAGATCAAGAAATGCAGCAAGCTAATATTCAAGCTCAAGCTGCAGCAAATGCACAAGCGACTGAACAAGCAGCTATGTATGAAGTGCAAAAGCAAGAAGCTTTAGCACAAAAAGAACTTCAAATAAAACAAGGTGAAGCTCAATTAGAAATTCAAAAATTAGAAACAGAGGCTGCAATTAAAAAAGAATTGATGGAAATAGAATTTCAATATCAATTAAGATTAGCAGGTATGCAAAGACAAAATGAAGAATCTAAAGAAAGATATATTGAAGATAGGAAAGATAAGCGTACTAAAATTCAAGCTACTCAACAAAGTGAAATGATTTCACAACGCCAAAACGATTTATTACCGAAAAATTTTGAATCACAAAATGATGGATTATCAGGATTAAATTTAGAACAATTTGTACCTAGATAATTATTTTATTAATTTTATAATATTTTATTATGTCAAAGACAAAACAAGAGGTAACCAAAATAAAGGTACCTAAAAAAGCACTTAGTGCTGAACCGGAAATAACTAAAGTAGATTTATCTAAACTACCGGTTAAAAAAGAAAAAGTAAAAAAAGAAGTTAAATCAGAGGTCAAAGACCCAGTAGAAAAAGTTAAAGATGCCATTCAAGAGTCGAAGTCAATTGATATGGATGCTCATCAACCGCCCAAAGATGTTCAAAAGGTGGAGATCAGAGACATCAAGTCAACAGATGAAAAACCTACCGAAGAAAGTAAAAAAGAAAAAGTAGAGACAAAAGATATACTTGAAGAAATAAAAGTAGAGGAAGAGAAACCTGTACCGGTTAAAACTAAAACTACAGAACCAGTTAAACAAAATATACCTCAAAGAAAATTACCAGAAAATGTTGAAAAACTTGTTTCTTTTATGGAAGAAACTGGTGGTAATGTTGAGGATTATGTAAGACTCAATGCAGATTATTCTAATATTAATGAAGATGTGCTATTAAAAGAGTATTACATGAAAACAAAACCTCATTTGAATAATGACGAAGTTAATTTCATTATGGAAGAAAACTTTAAATTTGATACTGAGATTGACGAGGAGCGAGACGTCAAAATAAAACAACTCGCTAAAAAAGAAGCAATTGCAAAAGCAAAGAACTTCCTAGAAGATCTGAAGGTTAAATATTACGACGAAATCAAGTTGAGACCCGGCGTTACCCAAGAACAACAGAAGGCAATGGACTTTTTCAATCGCTATCACGAGAATCAAGAAATAGGGCAACAACAACATGAAAAGTTTTTAGATGAAACTAAAACTCTTTTATCTGATGAATTCGAAGGTTTCGAATATAATGTCGGAGATAAAAGATTTAGATATAAAATTAAAAACCCGTTGGAGTTGGCAGATAATCAAAAAGACATTAGTACTTTCACTCAAAAGTTCTTGGATAAGGAAGGCAATGTAACAGACCCTTTAGGTTATCATAAAGCTATTTATTCTGCAACCAATGCTGATCAAATTGCACATCATTTCTATGAGCAAGGCAAAGCCGATGCAACTAGAGATATAAATGCAGCTTCTAAAAACATTAGTACAAAAGTGAGAGAGAGTTCTCCTAATGTAAATGTTGGTGGAATTAAGATGAGAGTTGTGAGTGGTGATGATTCTTCGAAACTTAGAATAAAAACACGTAAATTTTAACAATTAAAAATTAATTTGAAATGGGAGTATTAACACCTCAATTTGGTAGTATAGTACCTTCTCAAACTCAACAAGTCCTTAACACAAACTATTTAGTATTTGACGGCGCGGCAGGTGGAAACTTTGCTCAGCAGTATCTTCCTGAAGTATACGAAGCTGAAGTCGAAAGATATGGTAATAGAACGTTAGGTGGATTTTTGAGAATGGTTGGAGCTGAATTACCAATGACAAGTGACCAAGTAATCTGGTCTGAACAAAATAGATTACACATTTCATATGACAGCTGTACATTAACAGGTGTGAATACAATTGATATTAACTTACCCGTTGTTGCGGGCGTTAATAACGTTATTACACCAAATATGACAGTGGTCGTTATGGATCCCTTAAACCCTGCTGCTACAGTAAAGGCATTCGTGTCTGGAGTAGTTGGTACGGTTTTAACAGCATATCCATATCAGCAAGCAAGCTTACAAGCAGCTTTCGGTGCTGGTGCTGCAGGACTTAAAACATATGTTTATGGTTCTGAATTTGGAAAAGCATCTGGTTTATCACCAGCGGGCGTTGACGGTACTGGTTTAGTTACTGAAAACATAGATCCAGCTTTCACTCAATTTTCTAACAAACCTATAATTATCAGAGATAGATATGCAATATCTGGTTCTGATACAGCTCAAATCGGTTGGGTTGAGGTTTCTGCAGAAGATGGAGTTGGAGGTTTTTTATGGTATCTAAAAGCTGAAGGTGAAACTAGATTAAGATTTGAAGACTATTTAGAAATGACGGTTATAGAAGGCCAAATTTCTGATGCAACATCTGGACCAGGTGGAGCACCAGGTGGATTCTATGCAGCGGCTATTGGTGGGGCAATCCCAGCAGCTAATAACACTGGTTTCTCTGCATTTGCTGCAGGTAACCAATTAGGTACTCAAGGTATGTTCGATGCTATTCAAGCTCGAGGTAACGTGATGACTGGTTTTGCTGGTGGAATGGCTGACTTTGACGCTATTCTTCAAAACTTAGATTCTCAGGGTGCTATTGAAGAAAACATGCTTTTCTTAGATAGAGCTACTGAATTAAATTTTGATAATATGTTAGCTGTGCAAAATTCTTACGGAGCTGGAGGTACATCTTATGGTGTATTTGAAAACTCTGAAGAAATGGCACTTAATTTAGGCTTTTCTGGTTTTAGAAGAGGTTCTTATGACTTCTATAAAACTTCATGGAAATATCTAAATGATGCTTCTACAAGAGGTGGTTCCACTAATTTTAATGGAGCTAGCAATGTTGAAGGAGTATTAGTTCCTGCTGGAACATCTACTGTTTATGACCAAGTTCTTGGTACTAACATTAGACGTCCTTTCTTACACGTAAGATATAGAGCTTCTCAAGCTGATGATAGAAGAATGAAATCTTGGTTAACTGGATCTGTTGGAGGTGCTTACACATCTGACGTTGACGTTATGCAAGTAAACTTCTTATCAGAAAGATGTCTTTGTGTACAGGCAGCTAATAACTTTGTACTATTCAGTGCATAATTATTTATAAGGTAACGGGTGCTTCGGCACCCAGTACCTTTATTTTTAACTATTTAATTATATTATATCATGGCAAAAAAGAGTAAAGAAACTCAAGAAACTCAGATTGATGACTGGGAAGTAAAAGATAGAACTTATTACTTAAGAACTCATCATACCCCTGTAACTTATACTATACCGAGTAAACATACAACAAGACATCCTCTTTTGTATTTTGATCCGGCAAAAAAAGAACAGAGAGCATTACGATATGCCACTAATCAGCCATCGCCTTTTCAAGATGAGCAGAAAGGTGAAGCAACTTTGCAACATATCGTTTTTAAAGACGGAACATTATTTGTACCTAAAGAAAAAGTAAATTTACAAAAATTATTATCATTATATCATCCAAGAAAAGGAAAAGATTATGATGAATATAATGCAGTAACAGAAGCAAAAGATGATTTAGTAGATCTAGAGATGGAAATCATGGCACTTAATGCCGCTAGAGATATTGAAGTAGATCATGCAGAAGCTATTTTAAGAGTAGAAATGGGAACTAAAGTTGCCAATATGTCTTCTAAAGAAATTCGAAGAGATATTTTAAGAATGGCAAAAGCAAATCCTGCTTTATTTATTAATCTTGTACAAGATGAAAATGTCGAATTAAGAAACTTTGCGATTAAAGCAACAGAACAACACATAGTAAAATTATCACAAGATCAAAGATACTTTATGTGGGGAACTAATGATCGTAAATTAATGACAATTCCTTTTGATGAAAATCCATATTCAGCATTAGCTGCATGGTTTAAAACCGATGAAGGAGTAGAAGTATATAAGACGATCGAAAAAAAGATCATCTAATAAATAACAATAGAGAGGCGGCATCACGCCGCCTTTTTATTATAAAGAAATTATAATGGCGGTAAACGTAGATATAGTCTATAAAACGGTTTTATTAATCCTTAACCAACAACAAAGAGGATATATTACACCAGATGAATTTAATAAATTTGGGACTCAAGTTCAACGAACAATGTTCGAAGGATATGCAAGTGATTTAAATCAACAGTACCGTCTTCCTCAAAATGATACCGAATATGGTAATCGAATTAAAAATGTAGATCAAATGTTAGAGCCTTTCCAAACTATAGGGCCAGCTACATTTAATGTTGATCGATTCACTCCTCCAGGTATTGCAACAATTCCAGCCTTCACACAAACTTTTATAGGTGATGCGATAGTAAGCGCATTTACTGTAACAACTTGGACTACAGCTCAGTCTCAAAATGCTGATATTAAAGTATTTTTAAATGGAGCTGAAGTAGCAGCAGGACTTTACACATGGAGTTCTAATAGTAATATTCTTCAAATGTTAGCAATACCAGCTGTAGGGGATGTAATATTAATACAATTATTTCCGAATCAATTTTATAGAATTGGTAGTGTAATATATACAAATCCTTATGGGGTTGCAAAAGAAACT